ATAGCCGCCTTAAATTTAGATATATTTGATCCAATAGAGGTAATCCAAACCTTGCCGGCGGGTAATGTGGTTACGGATTCCGTCATAGCCGGTTTGACTTATCAAATAACACCTAAATCTTTTATGGTTACTTTTAGTTGCGCTCAGCCCTTTGCATCAGGTTTTTTGCTATCATCTACGGTGGATGGAATTTTAGATGAAGATTCTTTGGCTTATTAGGGAGTATAGATAAATGGCAACCTTTTCCGTTGGTCAAGTTTTAACGGCGGCTCAAATGAACTCAATTGCCAATCTGAGCGTTAGAGCAGTTACGGCCACATCAGACACTTTAGTTGTAACTGATGCAGATAATAAACTTATTACATATTCAAACACCGGTACTACTACAATTACTATTCCACCTTATTCAAGTGTGGCAATGACTACCGGATCAGTTGTAAACCTTATTAAAATTGGATCAGCCGGCACAGTATCTATTGTGCAAGGTGCGGGTGTTACCCTTGCATCAAGTGGTGCGGTATCTACTAACCCAACTATTACTGGACAATTTAAAGCGGCTAGTATAATTAAAGTAAGCACAGATTCTTGGTACTGTGTTGGTGGCATTGCGTAATGTCTTTAATTCTTGGCATACTTGCACAATCAGGGGGTGCGGCAGTTGCCGCTTCATCCTATGAATCTATTGCAACAGTATCAGTAGGTTCAGGTGGTCAATCAACCATTTCATTTACTTCTATACCTGCTACCTATACTCATTTACAAATTAGATGGATTATTCGTTCAACCACATCATCAGCAGACAATTATATATTTCCAATGCGTTTTAATTCAGATGCAGGCTCTAATTATTCCTCACATTATATAAATGCTGATGGTTCAGCAGTTGCTGCTTCAGGAAATGCTAATCAAAGCGGATTTAATTTTTATGGTAGTTTCCCTGCCGCTTCTGCAACATCAGGTATATTTGGAGTTGCAATTATGGATATTTTTGATTATGCAAATACAAACAAATACAAGACAGTAAGAACGCTCGCAGGTTATGATGCAAATGGCTCAGGTCAAATATTTTTTAATAGTTCATCTTGGCGTAGCAGTTCTGCAATTACTTCGTTTTCTATGACTTTTAATACTGATAATTTTGCACAATATAGTCAAGTAGCATTATACGGAATTAAGGGAGCATAGACAATGGCCGCAGGTTCAACATATACACCGATAGCGACAACTACTTTGGGTAGTGCTACTTCCAATATAACTTTTACTTCCATTAGTGGTAGTTATACAGATTTAATTCTAGTATTTAATGGCACTACTGTTAGTTCAGGAGTAAACACTTCTATACAATTAAACAATGATGGCAGCAGTCTGTATGGTTCAACTGTTTTAGATGGAAATGGAACTTCCGCTGTATCTGCTAGATACACTAACAATACTTTTATTTATTGTGATTACTATGGTGGTGGCACAGGCGCAGGAAGCCAGAAAAACTTTATTTTACAATTTAATAATTACTCAAACACAACGACTTTCAAAAGTGTTTTAATTAGGGCTAATTTACCATCTGTGGAAACTGTTGCAACAGTGGGTTTGTATCGTTCTACTTCCGCAATTACTCAAATAAAGATTTATCCTAATAGCGGTAATTTTGATATTGGTACAACTGCAACACTCTACGGAATAGCGGCGGCATAATGGCAAATACATATATTTTGATAGAGGCTAAAACCTTAACTACCACTACTGCAAGTATCACTTTTACTTCAATACCGCAAACTTATACAGACTTAAAACTGGTATTTTCTACTAGAGATAATGCTGGTTCATATATTAACAATATGAATATTAACTTAAATGGCAGTTCTAGTAATTTTGGTGCTAAAACTATTATGTTATTGGGTGGCGGTGCTTCATCAGGAAACGAAACTACCAACCTAGCATTTTCTACTAGCGCAACTGCAACTGCTGATACTTTTACTAATGGTGAAGTTTATTTTACTAATTACACCTCAAGTAATTACAAACCATATTCTGCCGAATCAATGTCGGAAAATAATAATGCAACCAATACAGGTGGAATTATAGAGGCTGGCTTATGGTCTAATACAGCGGCTATAACTTCAATTACTTTTGCGCCGAGTTCGGCTTCATTTGTCGCTAATTCAACCTTTTACCTATACGGAATATCAAACTCATAAGGAGAAACAATGCCAACTAAACTAATAATCAACTGCGAAACTGGAGAGCAAACTGAGGTGGAATTAACTGCCGAAGAAATTGCTCAAAGAGAAGCAGACGCTAAAGCGTATGAGGCTGACAAAAAAGCCAAAGATGCTGAGTTAGCCGCGCAAGCCAAAGTAAAGGCTGATGTATTAAAAAAGTTAGGGCTTACAGAAGATGAAGCCAAAGCCTTACTATCTTAATGATAGGTGATGGCAATTATTAGAGAACTCACTAGCCCAAATGGTTGGCCGGCTAGTGAGGATCGGCAAGCCATAGGTATTCAATCTTTTGTTATACCTGGCACTAAAACTAAAATTGCCTGTGCAAAAGCAATTGCGCCTTTGTTAATAAACTTTTGTAAAGAATTTCATGAATTAGTTGAGCCAATAAATGAAGGCCAACTAGATGATTGGGGATACGCTTTTAGAATGACTAGATCATCTGATCGGGTACTTAGCAATCACGCATCCGGTACTGCCATAGACTTAAATGCAATTAAGCATCCTTTGGGCAAGTCAAATACATTTAATAAGGATCAGCGTAATACAATTAACTTACTGATAACTAAATATGGTTTAAATTGGGGTGGTAATTACAAGAAGCGTAAAGATGATATGCATTTTGAAATAGCATTAAACCAATATGAAGTTGAACAAAAAATTAAAGAGTTAGGGTTACAATGAAAATTACAACAAAACAAAAAGAAGTAATTAAGTCATATTTTAGAAGCGTTGCCGCCGCAACAGTTACAACCTTGTTGGCTTTGGTTGCAGATGTTAAACCTGAATATGCAATCTTGGCCGGTGCTTTAGTCGCACCTTTAATTCGCTATCTTGATCCTGCGGATGATAAATTTGGAATCAACAGTTAATGAACGCTAATGATAAAATGGCATTAGTTGTATCTCTTGTTACAATAATTGGATCATTTATTGCTTCTGTAAGATGGTTGGTTAAACACTATCTAAGTGAGTTAAAGCCTGATGGCAACGGTGGCCATAACTTAGAAGGCCGTGTTGCACGCATAGAAGAAAAATTAGACACGCTCTATCAAATTCTCATATCTAAGAAGTAAGTCAGCCGTATCCCCTACCCTATGGCCATGAAGATGTGCGTGGTTGTACCCAGTAGGGGTAGGCCTGAAAATGCCGAAAGGTTAGCCCAGGCGTTTAAAGATACCGGTGCAGAAGCCGACCTATACATAGTTATAGATAATGATGATCCTAAATGGAATGAGTACGCCAAAAGTGAAAACTATAAAAAACTACCGGCAGATAATAAAACAGGTGGTTGTGCTAAATCTCTTAATACCGGTGCGGTTCTTCTTTTGGATATTACTAAGTATCCTTTATATGATTATTTTGTTTTCATGGGTGATGATCACTTACCTAGAACCCAGGGCTGGGATAAAGCCTTTATTCAAGCGTTAAAACATAATGCTGGTATTGCTTATGGTGATGATCTATTGCAAGGCGAAAATTTACCAACAGCCTATGCAACTACGCGTGAAGTAGTTGATGAACTTAGGGGCATGACATTTCCGGGATGCATACATTTATATTTTGATAATTTTGTTAAACAATTGGGCATTGATTTAAAATGTTTAAAGTATTTACCTGATGTAATAATTGAGCATATACACCCGGCGGCAGGTAAGGCAGAATTAGATGAAGGGTATGAAAGAGTTAATCAACCTTTATGGTATGAACAAGATTTATTGACATTGCAACAATATATTAGATCACAGGAATATGCTAATTTAGTAGAAAAATTAAGATGAACATACTAATTACAGGATCACATGGCTTTGTAGGTAGAGCCTTCAGGCGTGCATTACCTAATGCCAATTTAACTTTAGTTGATCTTAAACAGGGTGTTGATTGCCGTAAATTTTTTGCATTAGAGAAGAAGCAATATGATCTTGTAATCCATTTGGCGGCAGTAGTCGGTGGCCGGATGCTTATAGAAAATGAACCGTTAGCCTTAGCGGTTGATCTAGCCATTGATGCTGAGTTTGCATCTTGGGCAATGAGAACTAAACAACCCTATCTTGTTTATTTTTCATCATCA